GGTTCGCTCTTTTAAAGCATATTCTGGCAGATAGTTGAATTCTTGATGCTTCTGTTTAGAACGGAAGAATTTGCCAACCATGCGATGAGTCCATACCCACTTTTTACTATCGTGATCCCATACTTGCTGATACGTATTAGTTTTGCCGCCAGCTATCGGTTCATTACGAGTGTTAAAGGCAATCAAACTGTCATTTTCTGTAAGATTTTGTGCTTCGACAAACCCTTTACCAAATACAGGAATTTTGTGATCTGGAGTGCAGACGAGTGTTTTGCCATTATCAAACGTAAGTTCGATGACATCTGTGTTTTTTCTGGTCACACCTGCCCAATTAATAACGCCCGGTACTACTTTTCCTGTTTCTGGATTGCAGCTATACGCCCAATTTTCCTTTCCTTCTTCAAATTCTGAGATGATATCTCGTAACGCTAAAGTTCTGCCGTCTAGCAAAGGAATTTTGGTATCTAGATCTAAACATAGGGGATTATAGCTTGCATCTACGATAGATTGGCCACCATAAAGACTTGGAATTCTTCGTTGATGTATCTCATTCTTGATGCGTTCAACGAATGCCATGGCCAGATGACTTGGCATGTTTCCAACGTCAATCTTGAACATTCTACGCTCAGGCGCACGTTGAACACGATAGATCAGAACAGCGTCTTCAAGCAGTTCTTTCTGCTTATAAACTTTAAATACGTTTTCCAGTATTGACTGACCAAAAGGCCAGAATCTGTCTAAACCTTCAGTCAAACTTAGATGAACTACGTGCTTCGCATCAATTGCCATTTCAGACTGTCCAAGCGTAAAGCGAGATCCGCTCGTGTTGTAAGGCATAGCTGGAACAGTGTATGGAGTATTCGTACCACCACCTGTGCCGCCTAATCCTGTGGCTGGGTTAGCAGCAAAGTCTGTGTTTGTTTTCTGCGCTACCGATAGGTTTTGAAGATTGATGTTCAGATCTTTTATGACATACTGCTCAGGCAGTTTTCCTTCAGACTCATTGACAATGACCTTGATAACTTTGACCATGTCTACCCAGTAAAGCTTGAAATTTTCTGGGTCTCTAACGAAAACTTGATCCCCATACTTGATCACGTTTCTAAAAATTTTGAAAATTCGTTGGTCAAGTTCATTTAGCTTAACCCACTGTTGTAACTGCGTTTTGAGAATTTCTACTTCGTGTGGAGTAGGTTCCTCGGTAAAGTCGATTGAGAAAGGAGTATTGTTATGCTCATTTTTCTGAGTACTAAATTCTGCGATAATGTCTAAACATGCGTTAATCTCTGCATCAACATCCATCATTTCATATTGATTATAACGTTCGATTCTGTTAGGATGTCCAGTATACACTTCGGGTAATCTGGACATATAGTTGCGATAGCCCAAATCGGTATTATTCCAGCCGCCTGGTGGGCCGCCATTTTGGCCAGGAGTGCCGTTCCATGCGCCAGTGTTGCTGTTCACACCACTTATAGGACTGGAAATACCACTTTTATTCAGAAATTTCTTTGTGAAGCTCATTTTAAGTATTTATCTTATTGTTTTTGTTTGATATATTCCCAAGCAGTTTGACCGCAGTCCCAAATATGATCATATCCTCGTTTAGTCATTATCTGAAATTCGGTAAGGTTACTGTCTGCGCCACTTTTCACTAATTTGTGTTTTTGAAACCGTTGTCTGTCGTATCGAGCGCGATAGTTCGTATAAAAATAACCTACAGTAGTTTTTTTCTTCGTGAACCCCAGCGTACTGTATACAGTACCGTTGAAATATCGATTATCGCTGTAGGAAATAGCAGACACGATTTTATCGTCTAGTTATGCATTTACCTTAGCATCAATCAAAAAGTTTTTAAATGCAAGCGTTAACTAGCTAATCGTATAGTTCAACAGTTTGCCTTGTATGTCGTTACCAAGTTCTAGTTTGTCTATCACGCTATCTAATTTAGCAGCCATGACTTCTATCATAGAAGCTTGCATTTTTATCATCTCCATGGTGTCGGTGTGAGAACCTCCCATGAAAGTGTTTAGCATTTTTGTCGATTCTTGACCAGCGGGAGTGGTAGCTAACAGTTGTAACATCGAATTTGGATCGAGAGGTTGTATCATCTCGTTGCCGTGAAGTGTTGCCGGAAATCCGCTAGTCGGTCCGCTAGCTATACCCCCTGATTTAGCTTGTATTCCATTTGATATCAAATTTACTATAGTGGGTGCTCTATCACCTACTTGCTTGTACCAAGCACTATCTTGCAATGACTCAGCCGCTAATTGCGCATTGCCCGTTTTTGCGGCATCGCTGAATTTTGGCCACTGTTTATACCAGTTTGGCCCCATGTTGAATGCTAGATCGATAAGAGCAGCTTTTCCCGAAGAATTAAAATTTTCATAGCCCGGCATTCTTTCTGCGGCTGCTTTATGCTCATAATAGTCTTGTTCGAACATCGATTGAACTTCTTCTTTTGAAAAAGATCGATTCATTTCCGATGGAAGAGTTGTCCCGTCGCCTATAAGATGTCCTACACCAACTGTCCATTTACCCAGACTGTCTTGATAAGGTTCGTATCTTACCCCCTCGTGCTGCATGATCATCTTTTTTACGTCTTCGTCATTGACTGCCGATAGTGTTTGTTTTCTCTGAGCTGCCTCGGCTCTAGTATCTTCTGCGCTCTTGCCAACTAAACCGAACGTAAGACCACTTGCCACACTGCTTCCAGCGTTCATCAGTTTTTGGCCAGTCGATGCACCTTCATCAGCATTGAAACCCTGATAGGCATTTACTGCCGCAAATCCAGCAGCAACCGGTCCTGCAAATCTTCCTAAGGCCATGGCACCTTTCTTTAAGGCACCCATTTTACCACCACCGCCACCCCCTGCGCCCCCAGCACCACCTGCGCCACCTGCGCCACCCATACCACCCCCACCAATTCTCATAGCGGCGGCGGTTAATGCTGCGGCCAATACTCCTGCTGCTGATGCGGCTAAATCAAAACTCATGTTAAGTGGATTTGTTGCTTCTAACACGGTTTGAGCAAATGCTTTGACGTTACGTCCCGCAGATTCTAGCCCAGCTATGTTATTTTCTAGTGCATCAGTAGAGTCTTGCCTAAGTCTAGCATCTTCTACTGCTTGCTTTCTTCTTTCTTCGATATCTTCTCCAAAGAGTAAGTTAGTTTTTCTTAATGATTCTTCGCCTAATCCCAACTGCTTTCTAGATTCAGCACTAAGATATTGACCAGCTTGGCCCAGCTCATCTACTCTTTTTGATTGGGCGTCGCTATATTGTTTCTGAATCTTGTCTGCTTCAGCTATAGGATCTTTGCTTTTCTTAACCGTTTCTGATAATTCTTGAGCATTAACTCCAAGTGTGGCAAGACCTGCGCTGAATTCGTCAAATGTTCCCGTACGCATTACTCTGCCGTACATACTAGCAGTCTCTCTACCAAGAGTAGCGGTGACTTGGTCAAGCATCTTCTGTCTATTACTTTGCTCTTGCTTGATATCAGACGCTTGTGCCAGCAATCTTTCTTTGGTAGCTTTATCAGTAGTTTGAGCAGCCTGTGCTTCAAGCTGCTGAATCTTGATATTTTCCTGTCTTACTTTGATTTGTTCTTCAAATTCTGATTTTACGATTTCTTGCTGCTGCTGCAATGAATCCGCGCTTTCACCAGTCAAAGAACTTAGACGAGTTATCTGTTCTGCGTATTCTAGTGATTCTTTTTTCAGTGTTTCAGCAGTTTTACCCTGTAGCTCAAAAGCACGACCACTAACTGCCTGTTGTTTGATATATCCAGCCTGTAAATCCATCAGTGCAGTTGCAGAAATGCCCATCTTGCTAAATCGCTGACGAACATCTTCACTGACATCAGCCATTTTTATGAATTTAACTGCACCTCTGCCAGCAGTTTCTCCTAAACCTACAAGATTACTTCCCAGATACTGAAGAGGCTTCTGAAGCTTCTTCATATCTTCCATGGCAAAACCAGTTTCCTTTGCTAATTTACCTAGCTGACCTATAGAAATAGGCAATGCACCCGCAAAGGCAACAGTTGAATTTCTCAATTCAACCATGTTATCCGTCAGTTCAAGTGATGCTGCGCCAAATTTAGCAAGTAGATTTACTGTACCACCTGCTATTTTACCAAGTGGTCCAAAATTTTTACTGAAATCGTTGATCGCTTCGCCTGCAGTAGTCAAGGCTCCACCGTACTTGCCCACTCCTTCCTGACTGCTTAAAAGTGAGGATACGAATCCTTTAACTGCATTGACACTATTATCCAAGCCGCGATTGAAATTTTGCTGACGTTCCAATCTTTGCTTTTCGACTTGTTCTGTTATTTTTTCAAGTCGGAGTTTTTCATTCAGCGAAACATTTACAGAATCGTTGAGTTTTCTGCTTTCTTTGGTGGTGTTTAAAGAGTCCTTGATCTCACTACCATACCGACGCTGATTTTCAGCGGTATCATAGAGTACTCCGCCGAAATTATCCATTACTTCGGCGAGATTTTGTATACTTGCTGCTAACAGCCTAGCTTGTTCTGGATCCATAACACTCTCAATATTTGTTAATGATCGTTTTTTGATCACTAAATATAGTCTAACTATTTAGTTATATTGTAAAATGCTATTTTAATGAGGTGATTCCATGAACAATAATCCACTAGTGCAGTATTTCAGAAGACCAGCTGTATATCTTAAACTGCCTAGCGGTGGCAAAATTTACAGTTCAGATGTTATCAATTTACCAGAAACTGGTGAATTGCCGATATACCCAATGACCGCGATTGATGAGATTACCATCAAAACTCCAGACGCATTATTTAACGGTGCAGCTATAGTTGATCTAATCAAAAGCTGCGTGCCAAGCATTATCGATCCATGGGAAATAAAAGCCATAGATTTGGATGCTATTTTACTGGCAATTCGTACAGCCAGTAACGGGGGTGAGATGGAAACTATAACCATATGCCCTGCATGCAAGGAAGAAACTAAATATGGAATCAATCTAATGGCATTAATGTCCACTTTAAAAGTAGGAAATTATGATAGAGAACTGGTTCTAGGAGATATAGCCATCAAGTTCAAATCTCTGACTTATAAAGAGATTAACGAAGCAGGTATCTTGAATTTCGAAATTCAGAAAAAACTAAACATGCTTGAGTCTATAGAGGATAACGACGCAAGAAATGACGCCACTAAGACAGCGATTCGTGAGGTCACTGAGACTACTATGGGTATTTTATCTAAAACGATAGAATACATCAGAACTCCTAATACAGTGGTAGATCAGCCAGACTATATCTGCGAGTTTGTAAAAAACTGTGATCGTAACACATATGAAACAATCAAAAAGAACAACATGGAATTGAAAGTACAATCAGAGATTCAGCCACTGAATATTAAATGTGCGAATTGTAATCATGAGTACACTCAGCCTTTTACCATGAATCTTTCTGATTTTTTCGTCTAAAGCTTCTTTCAGCATCACCTGAAGAGATTAAGAAGCTTATTGAAAAATACGAAAAAGACTGTTCAGGAATTAAAAAACTCGCTCTCCAGTTGTCATGGAGTACACGCGGTGGCGTATCCTATAATGATGTTTTAAATATGTCGTCTGAAGAGCGTAAGCATATCAACGAACTTTACGAAGGCAATCTGGAAGTTACCAAGAACAGTAAACTCCCTTTCTTTTAATTTTAGGAGTACTGGTAAGTCGTCCTACCGGACTCCTATCGCTTTCGCTACCGCTCAGCGATCTTTTATCTCTTCTTTTACTTCCACCATCGCTGACCGCTCCCATTATTGTGATTTAATTATTGGGGTTTTGGTTCGGGGTTTTACACATGCAGCTTTGAGCAAAGGTAGGGCTTTCCAGCCCTACCTAAGCGAACATGCAAGCCCGTCGCTAGATGTCTGTTACCCCGAAGCTTAACTGGCAGTTTAGCCGTTTTCTTCGTCACCGGTTGCTCTGTAAGATAATTATGGGTCCGTAGTGAGACTGGCCCTATGGGACTCATAAGGTGTCTCCGCAACGCGCATTCTTCTACAAAACAGACATGGACGTAGAAGACTTGCTCAGGGTTCGCTTTGTCGAGAGCCCTGTCGGTATATTTCAGCCCCGCTCATGAAATACTTGATACTTCATTGGGGGCTTCGATTTCAGTGTTAACTGAAACCTTTCTCCAGATTCTGCTGGCAACTAGCTATGCTAGGCAAGCTCAAGGAGAGTCGAGCAATCTCGACCAAACGTATTTTATATGTAAATCAACGGTGGGAGTTAAATGATGAGTTTTAGATTGAGTTAAATGATGAGTTAAATGATGAGTTAAATGATGAGTTATGTTATGAGTTATGTTATGAGTTAGTAGTTTTTGAGTATAGTTTAAATAAGTCGGTATTATGTTTGAAAAAATGTTCAAAGTCAATAATTAGCCAATCTTTATGTTTAGTTGAGGTATAGTAAAGAAAAATGTCCGTAACCCAAGTTAAATTAGTTTGAACTGCGACAAAACTTCCTTTTCTATTAAACTTCATAAACAATACGTTTAAATCGTCTGGATCAGCTACTGCCATCATTTGATCTAACCAAACATCCAGCACCTTACAGTTACCCGCAAGAGCTAGATGAAAGGGAAAGTCTGCGAAACTTTTGCATTCCGCATTCAGCTTACCGAAACTTTGACCGGGCACGATGTCTCCTTTAAAGCTTCGAATCTGACCTTCATGGAGCACTTGTGTTCGTGCTTGATTTTTACCACCAACGTATGCTCCTGATCCAGGTGCTCGTATGAAGCTTTCTTCATACAGCTTTGAAAGATATCCTGCGACCTCTCTTTCCCAGCTGTTTCCTTTTTGCTTTGATGGTGATGGCATGCTTCTATTTTATCCCTGAATTTACCGTGCGAAAAATTATTGCATGTCTCTACTTGTATTATAAGTTGTAAAACCATTCTGTTTTATCACTTTTAGTACACTAGGAACTCGTCCAGCAAGTTCCTCGCGATGAGATACCAGCCAAACAGACTTTGATCTCTGTCGAATCATGTCTTTAAGAATCGAAAGACTATTTTCCACGCCTACTGCGTCAAGACCAGAGTCGATTAGTTCGTCAATGAACAGCGTGTTAATAGGAGTGTACAAGTTTTCCCACACATCTCGGAAAGCAAAACTTAATCCCAGAATCAGTCGATTGCGTTCTCCGCGACTAAAATTATCAAAATCCATTTCTCGTCCTAATTCGGTAATTTCAACGGTAAGATCATTTTGAAAGATTACCTGATGAGGCAACCCAATTCTGTCTAGATAGTGTGTTAGTCTGCTATTCAAGTATGAGAGATTTTGATCAATAATCTTCTTTCTGACAAATGAATCTTTGTTCGTAAGCAAATCTGCTAGAAATTTCTGGTGATCTGCTTTTTTGGAAAGATCGTTCATCTTGGAAAATGATACTGATTGTAGCGCCTGACTTTCCATCTCAGCTATTTGATCAGTGTAGGGATTGCTTTCTAGATTTCGTGTTTCGATCTTTGAAATTAGATTTGAAACTGTAACTTGATGAGTTACAGCTTGCTGTTCAGTATCATAGTATAATTTTGGCTGTTTGCCTAGAGGACCTAT